AATTAAAGTTGGGGAAAGTCTGTTTTAGCTCGTCGCCCTCGCGCTGTAGCTTTGCGATGTGCTGCTCAATGCGCTGACGCTCAAGCGCGTCCTGCTCAATGCGCTTCTGCCGCGCCGTGTCCCGCTCCTGCTGGTCTATGCGCTTCGCAGTCTCGACCGGCACTCCCATCTCCAGCGCGCGGTTCTCGTAGTACGAACTGTCGTCGCTGACCGCTTTCGCGAGCGCGTCATAGTCAAGCTTGTCGGCGTCGAGACCGTATTTGCGAGCCAGCACCTCAAGCGCAGGTGTTAGCTTTTGCAGGGCTTCTTCTGAAGCTTTCGCAGCCTTGACGCGCTGAGATACAATTGCTGATATCTCCTTGTTGTACTCGGGATCAGCCTTTATCTCATCCCACGTCATGCGCGCAGGCTTCTTCTCGACTTCCTCGCTGTCATTCTTGTCCGTCCCGTCAGTTGGCGGCTCTGTCTTATCATCACCATCGGTAGGGCTCTCAGCAGCGGCGTCCTGCTGCGGTGCGGGCTGTGCATCAGCCTGTACCCTGTATCTCGCCCGTCGATTAAGCTTTTCTTCCGGCACGCCCAGTTCCAGAAGACGCTGCCGCTCGGCGTCAGCGGCATTTACAGGCTGTCCTGCCGTAGCAGGTGCTCCTGCTGCAGGCGACACGCCTGCTGCGCCCGATGCGCCCTCGCCCTCGCCATCGGCGAAAAGCTGTAAGAGTCGCATATCAATAATGCTGTACATCACTGTACCTCGCTATGTAATCTGCCGCTTTAGGGGCGGCGAATCCCGCTATATATATGATACACCAAAATAAAATAAATCTCTATCCCTGTACTGATAAAAATTCTATCGCGTCTTCATATCGCGCCGACAGGAACTCGTACCCCGACACTACAGAATCCAGAGCGAGCCGCACAACATCAACATAATCCGGCGCAACCTCAACTCCGATACACGACTTGCCGCTTTCAATATCGCGGTTTATGCGTTTGACATAACCGCGATTGTATAGAAGGTCAGCCGCCGCGCTGTAGGTGTGCAGAAGCACCGACGCCGCCGCGCATACAAGGTCGTGCCCATACTCCGCCGTGTTGGCGTGCCCGCGTACCGTAAGCGTAAAATCCCGCCTATCATATATAACCGAAATCATTTCCTGCCTCCCTGCGGCTGTGAAGCCTCTGCCGTCTGCTGACGTGCATTCTGTACGCGCTCATCCTCTCCAGGCGCGCCGGTCGTGTGCTCCTGCTCCTGCGGCATAGTCGCCGCTCCGCCGCCCTGCGTAGGCGCGACGCCCAGAGTCGCCATAATATCCTGACATATCCGGCTGACACTTCGCCGCCAGCATCAGCGCGAGCTGCATATACTGCGTCAATTTCTGGAACATCGTGCCCTGCCGCGCTATTTTCTGCATAAGCTGGTCTTTGCCGTCAAAGTCCATGATGTCAAGGCACATCAGAGTCTGGTCGACCACCTGCGGATTGAAGAAGCCCATCTGGAAGAACTGCAGTGCCATTTCGTTTTGCGACATCTTGGTGTAGGTAGACTTTTTCTGCGCCGATACCTTGATATCAAAAACCGGCAGCCGATAGCCCATGCTCTGCCCGAAATCAGTGCCCTGAAACTGCGGCACGATACCCGCGTTGGAGTAGCTTACATACTGCTCCGCGCCGTACTGCCCGAGTATGCGGAACTTCCTCGGTACGTCGTAGAACTGCCGTATCAGCTCTATTACGAGATTTACAATCCGCCCGAACGCGCGGTAGGAAGTCAGCGTCGAATCGCGCGAGCCCTTGCCTGACGCCTCCTGCAACGCCGCTATCGCCGACGCCGCCGTGACTCCCGACGAGATGTTGCCAGTGCTTGTCTCGGTGTTGCCCGACGTCTCCCGTAGCTCCTGTATCGTGCTGTCAAGAACATTGATGTACGCGCCAGGCAGTCCCGCCGAGTCTATCTGACGAAGCGACGTCTCATCCACTGTTCCCGACACATGGACAATCGGTTGAGACAGATCAAGAAACTCCTCCTCGTTGACATTGCCGTCAATGCGCGAGAAATAACGCGGCATAGCCCCGCTCATGGCGTTTTTGACAAACGCGGTCTTTAGAAGGTCTATCTCGGTCTGAGGCGACTTGCAGATATCCACATAACCGTACCCGCACGGCGAGCCCTCAATCGGGAACAGCGGGTCGAATATATACGGATACAGCCCATGGTCATACAGTCCGGTCTCCGCCATAGACGGCTTGACGACGCGCCCCTCGGCGTCGGTCATAGTCCTCGTCTCGTTTTCGCTCGCAAAAAGCACTACATCATCCACATACTTTACATATTGTAGAGTCTGCCGCCCATTGACCGTCTTGTGATAGTATACCTCGATGACCGTTGCCTTGTCCGACACATCCTGCGAATCATCAATCAGGAATTTAGTGTCAATAAACCCTTGCCCTTGCAGCTTGCCGGTCAAAAGCTCCGGATACCGTGCCCGAAGCAGATCCTTGTCGCATAGCTCGGTGTGAAAAAAGTACCGCGACTGCTGGATGTCAGTAATCCCCGGCTCCCAGTACAGGTTGAGCAGACTCACGCACTCGATAGCTACATCACCGAGCCCGTTGTGCTTACTGCTGTCCCATATAACCTTGTACACACCTGTGCCGAACTTGCCCTTGTCCCACATCGCGTCGCTATAGGTTTGCTCGAAACCGCACTGCTCAAGTATGCAGGGAACAATCGACGACAACATCAGTGCCTCGCCTCGGTCTCCGGCTTCTCTCGGGAGTATATTCGGTTCAGGATACGACTCCATCGCGTCGGCGTGCTTTGAAACAAGTACGTTGTGCAGCCAACCCGACCGGCTCACGAAGCCGCCGTCCTTGCCAATCTCGGTTTGCGCCTGCTCCTCGGTTTGATTGCGCAGCTTCCACCAGTTTTCGGCTTGTACTATCCGTTGCTTAGTCCGCGACAGCCCCGCGTGATACCGCTGTAATATGTCGGTGAACTGCTTAAGCTGCTCCTCGCCTATGGGCGCGATGACGCCCGCTCCTGCGCGCTCTGCCACGGTCTGAGCCGCGCCCTGCTGCATATCAGGTCTTACTTTGTCCATATATACCTCCGTTTTTAACTCTTGTCTTTGTCGGGTACTGGTCGAGCGGGTCGAAGAATACCGGCTCTTTTTGCACAGTGACAATCGGCTTTATTGGCCTCGACATACACATATAGCGTATTTCGTCGGGGCAGTGGTCTTCGAGCTTGGTGTCGATGTCTTCAGGATGTGTTTCGGAGTGCATCATCAGCGGTAGCGTACGTATAGCCGCCTTGCAGGTATCGAAAATGTACATCCGCGCATAGCCCTGCTCGTCGAACTGCATACGGTAATGCACCTGCATCCAGCCAGGTATCCGCTCGTTGTCGCCCGGCGTGAAGTATATGCCGTACTTTGCGGCAGTCTCGGCTATAGACTCGCCTCGGCTTGCGTCAAATATAGCCGGGTCGGCAATGCTGTCGACGATTTTGCGCCCCTTGAGCCATGGATGCTCGCGCTCTATCTCGGCTACACGCCGGAATTGCTCATCCGGAGACCAGCGTACACCCTCGTCAGGCGTTTTAGTGCAGCCGTACAGCTCCATAATGCGATACAGTACGCCGTCGTAGTCGCACGCCCACCAGCCCAGCGAGAAGGGCTTGGAGTAGCCGAAGTCGTAGCTGCGCATAATCGTCCAGCCCCTGCACTCGCCGGCTGATATGTCGAACGCCGGTATAACGTGCGTGTACCTGTGCTGCTGCAACGCTTCCTCCGCCGTAATCCCAGCAGCCTCGCACAGCGTCTCGTCGGGCACGGCGCGAAAATCCTCGAAGAACTGCCCTTCGAAGATGTCCCACCTGCCGTACAGCCACGCCTCTCGCAGCTTAGGCGGCAGTGCCTCAAGCTGCCGCACATAGTCGGGTTGCGACTCCATCAAAGCCTTGTTGTCGGTCACCAGCGACTGAATAAAGACATAGTCTTCGGGATTCTCTCCGTCCTCGTACTGCCGGTCGATAAACAGCCGCTTGATGTAGCCGTGCGACGCCCCGCCAGGGTTCATAGTATAGTATATCCTTTTGGGGAAGCTGTTGACGCCGCGCACACAGGCAGTGATCTTACGTATCCACATCTCCTGGAGCTGTGTCGCCTCGTCCAAGAAGACAACGTCATACTCCGCGCCCTGATACTGGTCAAGGTCGCCGTCCGACGCGCAATAGCCGAACTTTATCGTGCTCCCGTTGGCAAACCGGAAGCACTTGTCCTGCCGATTGTACTTAGCCGCGCCATATAGCTCTACAATTAGTGTGTTTATGTGATTGTTTAGCAGTTCCGGATAAGTCCGGCGTATGATAAGCACAGCCAGCAGCTTCGCCTTGGCACGTACCGCCCAGCTCTTGCCGCCGCCGCGCGCTCCTCCGAAGCCGATATGCTTTGCTCTCGCCAAAAGAAATAGCTTCTGCCGCTCGCTCGGCGTATCTATCTCCAGTATCGCCACTATTCGCTCAACTCCTCGATATCACCGCCCGCGAAGCGCACCTCGATCACACGCTCCTCTGAACTGTCCTCACGCTCGGCTTCGCGCCGCAGCTTGGCTATGCGGGCTTCGGTCTCGCGCCGCACGAGCTCCGAGCGCATACCCTTGATATCCTGTAGATCGCGCAGTATAGCGGCAACCTGACGCATAGATCCGGTGTCGGCGCTATCGATCTGGGTTATGGCTTCACTTACGCGGTCGAGCAGCCGGTCTGCGGTAGCATATATCCGACGGTCAAACTCTGCTACAGCCGTAGCGGTCATTTCAATCGCTTTTGTAGCCGCGATTTCGCAAGCTTTTCGCCGTCCGTCTGTCCATTGCTCACGTCTCGCTCTACCTTTTACAGTATTAAAAGACACGCCGTGCTTTTCCGCGAGCTTTCTGAAGCTTGTACCGCCGGCTATGTACTCGGCTCGTATCGCCGCCCAGTCAGGCACGTCGCCACCTCCCCTCTATACAATATATTATATCACACTCGCGCAGAGCTTTTCTATCCCTCACTACTCGCAGCTTTTCTCGAATAAATTTTAGAAAATAATATTTTTTTTCGAAAAACCTATTGACAAGCTCGAAAATCAGTGGTACAATATAGGCACAAAGAAAAAACACCGGCGAATAAACCGGAACAAAAAATAAAAGGAGAAACGAAAAATGATAACAACAATAACTCATGCTTGCGGGCACCAAGAGGAAATCCAAGTTTTCGGCAAAAGAGCCGACCGCGAAAAGAAAATAGCGTGGCTTGAGGCGCAGCTCTGCGCTGAATGCAGAGCGCGTGAGGGAGCCGCGCAAGGTGCAGCCAAAGGGTGGGCTGCATTAGAGGGCAGCCCAAAGCAAATTGCTTGGGCAGAGGATATACGCGGCAAAACTATGGATGCCATCGCCGCCCTGAAAACCCGCACCGACGACGAGGCTGCCCGCAAAGACCGCATCATCGCGTACCTCGGCGGAATCACCTCCGCCGAATGGTGGATTGATAGCCGTTTTTATGCCGGCGCAAAGATGATCCGCCGTGCAATCAAGCATGCCGCAGAGTGCGGCATCGACCTGACCGCCGTACCTGCTGAAACGGTCGAAGAGCCGGTCGAAGAGCCGGTCGAAGCAGCAGAGACCGCTGAGACCGACGATATAATGGAATATTTACTCAACCCGCCTGAGCCGCCGCCAATGACTGAGGAGGAGAAAGAACAAAAAGAATTTGAGGATGACGTCAGCATGTATGTTGGCCTATCATTCACCATTGACGAATGGGCCGACGAGCGGATGATCGCTTTTCAACACGATTTGAAAGCGAGGGGGAAAGATCAGGAGTACTGGGACAAAATAGTCGCGGAAGCCCGCAAACGCTGGGAAATATCCCTCGAATAGCCACAACAGCAAGCCGACCGGCGGCGGCAAGTCCGCCGGAGAAAAGAGGACAAAATGAAAATGGAATATAAAGGGTGGGAATGGCTGTATAGTGTTTACGGTGTAAGCACTGTGGACTGTGCCATAGCTCTCTATGATGGAGGGTGGCGCCCTGAAGATAGAGAGGACTTGATAGAAGAATACGACCTCACAGAAGATGAGGTTGACAGTTACATCGACGTCTTTGAGCGGCTGCTCAAAGATGAAGAAGATGAGAAAAAGGAGAGACCATTATGAAAAGCAGTTACACGGTTAGCATGAAGAAGTTCGACCTGCCAAGTCCTTATGGGATTGGTGGGGGACGGATATCAAAGCTTGATATCCGCGCTGAAAGCGGTCAGTGCTTAGCCCGCTATGACCGCGGATGGGATATATATCCCGTCGACGCGGGAGTGGCAAAAATAATCTTCGAGCTCATGGAGGAGAAAAAATGATTGAAGTAGGAATTTTCAAGTTTCTCTTCGCCACCGGCGAGGAGACAAACCCCTTCGCCGACGCCGACCGTGCCGGCGATGGCGGCGGCTATTTCCAGCCGTGCGGACATGGCTACGCCGTGACTCCGCGCGGCGAACTCGTGGAGTGGTCGTACGGCGATGAGTCG